GAAACTCCAGCAAAGGATATTATATTAGAAGTTTATGAAACAATTCCAGAATGTGCACTATTTGGTGATGAAGCATTCTTTAGGTATTGTTCAGCAAAAATTAAAGTATCTTTAGGTCAGAAACTAGGGATATTCGGATTTACATTACCTGGTAATATTCAAGTAAATGCAGATCTTATACAAGGATTAGGAGAAGGAGAATTAGAAGCAGTAATTGAAGAAATAAAGAACGATGAAGGAACGGATTGGATGATGCATTCTTAAACGTATATATAAACATATGGAATTTTACGTAAAAAATATAGGAGAACCTAACTACAAATCTGATGTGATGCAGCAAGACACTGAACTGTCTATGTTATTAACTCAGATTCAAACCATGCTTTTCACAAGAAAGGGTGAAGTATTAGGACAACCTGATTTCGGTGCAAACCTAGAAGATCATGTATATGAATTAAGGTATAACGACTATCAATTAAAAACAGTAGTAGTTAATCAATTAATGTCTTTTGTTCCTCTTGCTAAAAAGTACGATGTTGCAATTAACTTTGAGGTAGTAGAAGATGTAGATAGACATATTATGTTCTTGGACATTACAGTAGATTCTAGATTCCAATTAGGAGTCTATATATAAAATTATAAAAATAAACAATGGCAGAATTTAAATTTTTAACAGCCTCTAGAATAAGAGCAAACGAAATGATCACAGATACAAGGTCATACGTCGCTCGTTTATACGGAAGGACTGGTGAACTATTCTCAACTGCGTCTCCGTTTTCACAGATATTAGATGTACTTGCAGAAATAACTAAACTTATATTCTTTTATGTTGAAGATTCAACAGTTGAGCAGAATATACTAACTGCCCAAAACCCTGAATCGGTATATGGACTTGCAAGACTTGCAGGACATGACGCCTTTAGGGGATCTAGTGCGTATGGTGAAATAAGAATAAGATTAAATACAACAGCTGCTAGCGATATTGCAGGCGATGCTCTTAATATATCTAGAAATTCTATTATCAAATGTACTTCAAATGGTTTAGAGTATATTTTAAAAACAAACAATGATATTTTTAGAATAGATAAAAGCGATAATAATTACATTAGCATACCAGTTATTCAAGGATCTTCAGAGAAACAAACAGTAACTGCAACCGGTGAAAAATTACAATCTTTTAATATATTAACTAGAAAGACAACAGACCATCATTCAGTTAGAGTAAGCGTAAATAGTGTCTTATGGACAAAGTACGATTCTTTATATGATATGAAAGTCGGTACTGCAGGTTATTTAGTTAAGACTGGAATCAATGGAGGTTTAGACATATACTTCGGTAATGGTTCTTTTGGTAAAATTCCAGCAACAGGATCATCTATTGACATTGAGTATTTAAACACAGATGGTTCTAAAGGTAATTTAACAGGATCTAAGGATCTTACATTTAAATTTGTATCTGATGGATTTGATTCACTTGGAGAATCGTATGATTTAAACCAATTATTAGAATCAGCATTCACAGTTACTCCTAAAATGGGATCAGATCCAGAATCAACAGAGTTAACTAAGCTAATAGCACCTTTACAATCTCATTCATTTGTATTAGCGAATCCAAATTCGTTCGAACACTTTCTTTCAAGATATGGAATGTTCTCTTATTTAGATGCTTATAATACAACTGATGATGGATATATTGATGATGACAACGTGATTTACTTATTCATGCTGCCTGATACTGCAAGAAAATTAACTAAGAATAAAGATTACTTTAGCTTAGGATTAGATGAATTCTTTTTCTCAAGTGACGAAAAGAATGGATTTTTAGAATTATTAGAAAACAGTGGACAGCAGATGGTAACTACTGAAGTTAAAATAGTAGATCCTAAAGTACAGTATTTTAGTATGGATGTTAAAGTTAGATATTTTGAAGGATATAATAGACAAGCTCTTTATTCTGAGATAAGATCTAAAATATCTAAATACTTAATTAATATAACAAGAAGAGATCGTTTACCAAAATCAGACATTATAGCAATCTTAGAGAGTGTTGAAGGGATTGATTCAGTAAACGTAAGATTTATATCTAAAACAGAGGAAGATGCACGTAGGTTAGGATATTACATCCTGGAGAAAGTTATAGTGACTCCATCTACTCCAGTATTAGAAACAATAGGAAACGGTAAACAAAAATATGTTTTCTTTAAAAGAACAGTAACGGAAAGAAAGATTAGTTTCGAACCTAATGCAGCATTACCTGAGGATGTAATTAATATAGATTCATTTGGAGATATACTTCTAGGTAAAGAAGAAGTTGCATTGTTCAGAGGAGGTTGGTTAGACAGAGATGGAATTGAAATGCCAGATGACGCTAAGTTAGGCGAACAAGGAGCACTTTCAATTTACTTTGATGATAAACCAGCACCTAATACTATATTTTCTAAGATACAAGCTAAAAATAGAAAAGCACTATAATGGCATCATTAATACAAAATTTATTTAAAAGTAGACAGAAGAGAAATTACGGTATTAGATCAAGTGTAATGGATAATCGAAAAAACTTAGGTAACGATTATACAAACAACATTTTAAAGAAATCTATTTCACCTTATATTACTAGAAATGCTAGAATGAATGATTTTGTAATTTTAATCCAGAAGGTATTATCAGATCTAGTGGATGCGGTAACATACCTTAAGGGATTTAAATCATATACAACTAAAAAAGACTATAAAAACTTTAGATAATGGCAAATAGATATCACAACATAAGATTTTTTGACAGTGAATCTAACGACTTAAATTTAATCTACAACGATGATTTAAATATACTACAGGGGGTTTCATACCTTCCACTGGTTTCTGTCGGATTATATGAGACATTAACATTACATATTTTAGAAGAAGTTGTAGGAACGCTAGGTGAGAAGATGTACACTCAACCTATAGCGGAATCTAGTGGTGATGTATCTTTCAAATTTAAATTTAAAGATGACTATAATACAAGTGAAGACATTTTCTTGTACAGTGCAATGCAAGATGCAGGAGAACTTTATATTCAAAAAGATAAAATGCAAGCCTCTAGTTTGTTACCATCTTCAAGTTCAGTATCTTCAGTAGGAAATACAAAAGTAGTTCATAGTAATTTACCAGCAACCCCAATTACTGCTCAAGTAGCTTTAACATCTGAGGTTGAAGGATTTCATATTAGAACACTAAGTGTTATTGAAGTTATTGATGGTGTCGAAATAAGAGAGATTGCACAATTAAAAGTATACGGTGAAGTTGAAGGAGAAGATGAAAGATTAAGAACCTTATTATCTAACATTGGAATGAATTTAGATGATTTAGATTATTTTATATTTAAAGAGTCTAATATACAAGAACAATCTCCTGATTTTATTATTTTAAATCAAAAGCGTAAAGAATTACTTTTACAGGCATCTCAAATAAAACCATTTATAGGAACTTATAGAGCTCTGTTAAGTGCTATTGATTTCTTTGGATACGATAAAATAACTTTAAAGGAATATTGGTTAAATATCAATGAACAATCTGAGAATTTCGGTAAGCTTAAGGCTGTCGCAATTCCAAATCAAGATGTTGTTGGTTTTTTAGCTGATAAAAATAAAGGAAACGAATTACCAAACTCAAATCAAAAGAAAACTTCTAGATTCTCTTTAGTATACAGATTGAACACACCAACTGGTAAACAGGATGAGTGGGATATCCCTACTGTTGAGGAAACTATGGATTATTCTCCAGATGAGGTTTTAATTAAATTATATGGATTAAAAAAGAAATTACAAAAAGATTATCTTCCTTTACAGTCTAAGATTGTAGATATTACAGGTGAGGGTGATTACTTTTCTCAATTTAATCAAAATGTTTGGAATAATCAACATAATATTAAAGTACAAAATGCTGGTGTAGAATTTAAACCAGTAATAAAACCAGAAGGTAGGAATATATTTATGGAGGATCTTCGTAAGGTTGATTACAGACTTACAGGAGCTGAACAGGATTTTAATGCGATTACACCAAGCGATAAAAAAACCATAATAAATTCTATTAGTGATTTCTACGGAGACTATTATAATAATAGTTTAAACACATTTAATACAGTTGAAGGAATTCCAATAGGGGCCCCTATCACTCTTCATATCGAAGGCGTTGAAGATCAATGGTCATTAGGTGATTTCACATGGGAAGACGCAAGAGACATTGAAGTATCTAATGTTATTCAAGTATTAGAAACGGATAAATCAACAGCAGGTGTAACTAATTTAAATAACTATTTAACAGAACATGATTCAAAGCATTTAGATTCAAATCCAAAGAGTTTAATATCATGGGATAACTGGTGGCATAAAGGAGTATATGAAATAGAATGGGTATTAATAGGACCTAGAGATTACAAAAGATATTTCAGAGGACCTATTTCAGAATATAACAATATACCATTGACATTGCCATACGTTGGATCTTATACAGTAGAAACTAACTTATATGATTTGTATAATGTTAAAAGTACAAAGGTAATTAAAGATGCAATTGAAGTTAAGAACAAAAACGTTGAAGTTTATGGAGTAACTCAATTAGCAACAAAGGCCTTAGACTTTAAAGACTATAAATACTCATGGGATAAGTCAGGTTCTAGTTGGGATTGGTCTAGAGAGAATCTAACACCAGTAAACGATGTTATCGCAACATATTACCACACTTTAGACAGGGCTAATTATGTATATGATGAATCTGTGAACGGAATAGAGCACTCAACTGTTAGAAGATATTTAGATTCTGAATCTAATTCAGGGTTTAGTGAAACTGCAGGTCCATATCAATGGGCATCTCTTAAGAAGCATATATGGGAAGACGGTCCTGAAGTAACTTGGGAAATGACAAGAGTCGGATCAGATATCAATTCTTCATTTCAATTAAATTTATTAGAGATGATAGATGGAGATGTGCTTACAATACAACAAAAGAATCCAAGTACTGGAATAATAGTTGAAGATTCTTATACAATAACAAATACAATCCCTACAGCAGACGCAGATATATATGCTTGGGAATTAATATCTACTGAATTAAGCGATTTAGATAGAGAAGAACACCCGATATTATCTAAATTCAATTATAACCCTATATTAAAAGACAATGGTAATGACGAGGATGAGGATGTAGTATGTCTTTATATACTAGTCGTTGGTGAAGAACCTTCTAGGAGTTATGATTTTAGTAATGTTGAGGTTGCAGGTAGAGTGGATGCAATTACTGAGATAATAAATTTTAAAAGCTATAACCCTAGTTTCGATGATACATATATAATAAATAATTTGGCAGAATTACATATGTTAAACCATGTCACTTTTTCATATGATTTAAGCAATATGCCGGGAATCGTGAATCAGCAATGGAAATTATCAAATAGTACATCAAATATTGAGGATATATATTATAGTAATCCAATATTAACTTATTTATTTAAAGATAAAGGATATTATACAATAGAGTTAGATTTGAGAGATTCTAATGGAAATAAAAACACAGTAATTAAAAACATATTAAAAATAATTTAAAATGGCAAGCATCACACAAATTTTAGGAACAGATAGTTTATCAGCGTCTAGGTTGGTACTAAACGACAACTTTGCGTCTTTAAACGACCAAATCACAGGTATTAGTAATTTACTAAATACAGAATCACAAAGCTTAGCACTTACAGGATCTATTGCAGCATCTGTATTAACTATAGCAGGAGTATTCACAACAACAGCAAGCAGTGTTACTGCCCATAAAGCATTAACAGTTAAAAGTTCTTTAACCTTAGAAGGTTCTTTAGTTCATTCAACTCATGCAAGCGCAGTTTCTGTGATGCCATCGACATACACTAAATCAACTGTAGTAATTGATGGATCAGTGTTAAACACGGTAAATATAGTTAACTTAGGAGTTCAAGGTCAATCAATTACATTGATTGCATCTGGAGTTGTTAAAATCGACGCAGCAAATATCGCTGGAATATCACTAGATTTTGATATATTAGACAACGGGACATTAACGTTAAGACAAGTAGATTCATTATGGTATGTTATTTCACATGCTAATACTACATTAACATTTTAAAAAACAAAACAAGTAAATGGCTACACCATTAATTAGAATTCCACAGGAACAGGGAGGTACTATGTATGCTTTTTCTAGCGCGGCTAGAGATCTTACAAGAGCATACTATAATCCGGATGTCGTTTTTGAATATTCAAAATTCGATTCAAAATTCGCATTGCTGGATATACCAGTTGTTGCAGAACCCTCAGGAGATGCAACTAATAACTACATACAATTTGATAAGTTGTATGAAGGTGGACCAGTGTCTGGATCTGGAAGCGGATCTGGGAGTGGTGGAGGAGTCGCACCCTCATATGATAACAATCCAACAGATGATAATGCAAATCGTAGATTCGCAGAAACATTTCAAAATTACGCACTTAACTTAGAAAACTTTATTTTATCAGATGACGACTTTGATGATTCAATATACGCATCAGATTCTGAAAAGATTTTCTTTAAGTGGTTAAATCATATTGGAGCATTTAGAACAAAGCCAGCAAATTCACAAGAAGCAACTACCGGATATACTAGACATGTAGAGGAAGATGATTCAATACAAAGTGGATCAGAATATAGTAAAGTTGTAAAATACCTAGGAAACGTAGATGTAACTAATGATAAGAGTTACAACGGAGATACTTATAATGAAGTTTTTGTGAATGTTCCATCTTCAGTAGGATCTACTCCAGATATTTTATTTAAATCAAGTGATTATAATACAACAGCAACATCATATCAACCTGAATCTACTATTAACGGTAGAGACGGACAAGTTCATCCAGATTCTAATATAGAATTAGGATCTTTAGCTGATTCAGCTGACGGTACTATTAATATAGACACAAACAATACTTATAATTATGGTATTGAGTGGAATCCAATAACTTATGCAACTATAGAAAATGATCCTAAATTAAGTTCTATTTTAGATTATTCAAAAAGAGGTGGAGATTTTAGATTTAATGCAATTTTAGTATACTATGATGTTTACTCTAAATCAAACCCAGCACAAAGATCTACAAATTTATATGGAGTTATTATATTAGATAACTTTAAATTTGATTCAGCAAACACAGGGTGGTCATTACCTGAACTAAGTAAGTATAAACCTAATGAAGTAACAGGATTAAATGGTAATGCATTTGCTTTAAAGTTAAATGTGAAATTTAATTCATCTTTAGATAATGTAGGAATAGAATCTAATATTAATGATTATTCTACATTCTCAATGGATATCTTCTTTGATTCTACAAGTGCTCTTGAGAATGCTGCTAAAGTTTTAGCAGACGCAACTCATAGGTTTAACAAGATATCAGATAGGCTTGATAGTTTAGAGAATCTGTTAATGACATCAACTGACCAGAGTAATCTTACTAATAAGTTAGCTCTAATAGAAAAGTCAATTGAAGATGCTGCTATTAATTTCAGTAGCTCTAGTTCTATTTTAGATATTATATCATCTACGAATAATAGATTAAATCAAGTTATAAGTGGTAAGATACCATCTTCTATACAATATAACACTGATGTTATTCATGCAGGACAAGGTATTAAAATAGATAAAAGTACTCCTGGTAAAATTAAAATACAAAACACTGACGGTGGATATCATCTTAATGATTTAAGTATTTTTGATTTTATATCTGAGACTGTTGGCAGTCGTATAGATTCTACTAATATGTGGAATCCTCAAACAGCAGGATCTAAAGGTATTTGGACTAGGCTTAAAAAATATGACAACTTACTTAGAATATACAACGAAAACGAGGAGTTTGTTAATGATTTAGATATATACTTAGATGACAGTGTTACCCCTGTTGTTTTAGGTCAAGTTATTAAATTAACTTTTAAGACTTTTATTAATAAGATGGGTAGTAAAAACATTAAAATATACGTAGGTAAAAAAGATGCGTGGGAATTAAAGAATACAATCCAAGTTGGAGATATATTAAGTAAGAAACCATACATTGAAATAGTTTGCGTTGACGAAATAAACAAGACATTCGAACTTGAAATTATAAGATAATTATGAGTGCACAAAATTCAATATCACAATTACTTGAACAGTTTCTAGAATTAAACACTAATTCATTAGAAACTTTCAATCGTATTAATGAAGCGATCTCAACCGATAAAGAAACGGTTGTAGTAGACTTATGGGATCCTTCAACTGAAGGAGTTAAGTCTGTACAAATACCGGCATTTGGTTATTTAAAGAGAGAAATTGAAAGACTAAACGCTAATTTAGAATCTATTACTGGTGTTGAAGGTAATGGTGCTAATGTGAGGTTAAAAGATGGATCATACAGAAAAATACATACTTCTAAATTAAAAGGACCTTCTAAAGCAATAACCTCTTTAGCTTCTCCTACGCAGTTTAGTACTAAATTAAATGAATTTTTTGAAGATTTCTTAAATCCTCTATTAACTATTAGATTAGATGTTAGTGGACAACTTCCTGTTGAAACTGAAAGAGTGTATCTAGAAAGATTTATATTTGACTCAAACGACCTTGCAACAAAAGATGCATTTGACGAGTTATATAAAGGAGAAAGTACAATAACTTATAAAGCATTACAAGATTCTATAATAAACAATAGACTAAAATATCATTTGGATTCAGATGTTATTGAAATGCCTATTAGAACAATACAATACTACGGAAACTTTGGAGTAACTAAAGTATCTAACGAACAGAAGTCACAGGTTGTTGATGGTGTAACTCAAACTAAAACAGTTAAGTTATTCACTCTTGATAAGTTAAGCTATTCTGATGCATCTAAAACACTTCTAGAGACTGAAGTTTTAAAGGTTTCAGATTCATTAGTTATTAACTCAGGAGAATTAAGAACTAGATACATTATTAAAGCGATTGATAATTCAACATCACAAATAGAACTTGAATTAATTGAAGGATTCGAATCTATTAAAGTAGGTTCTGAAATGCTATCAATATATAGAGACATTGATCTTGACTTAGACGTTGAAATAAAAATCGGATTTGATGAAAGACAAGTAGTTTTCATTAAACCAATCGATCCTGTTTCAAATATACCTGCAAATGAGTATTCTCCAGGTATTGGTTTTTATTCAAATGAATTACAAATAAATGCAGAAGACGGAACTGTTAAGAACTTAGCTCTTTATTACAAAGAAGAAGTTGCTGACTTTGGTCAATTCATTAAAGGACTTAGTGTAGATTATATTCCACCGGCATCTGTTGGTGTAACACCTAATGCTCCTTTAATTGTATCTGATAACCTAAAGGTTGTTCAGATAAACAAGCATTTAACGGATAACACTACAACAGAGAAAATTAAACAATTAAAAGCTGATAAGATATCAGTTGAACAGAGTTTAAAAAATAATAATGAGGCTATTAAAGTTAAAAAGTCTTTATTAAATACTAAGAAATTCAAATCTAAGGTAGAAAGAGACAAACAATCTAATGAATTTAAATCTCTTGTAAGCAAGAAAGCATCTGAAGTTAAATTATTTGCATCTTTAGTATCTGAAATTAAAGCATCTGCGGAATCTGCTGATATATCAACTGTAACTCCTAAGTTTAGAGTTAGAGGATTTTGGCCAATACCCGATGCTAAAATTATAGGTGAAGAACTTTCACAAGAAGTAGTTCAATTCAAGATCAGATACCGTTACGTATCAACGTCTGGTAAAACGTCTACTGTTGAACAATTAGAGTTTAAAGATTCTACAAATAATACTTCTAAAACTGCAGCATTTTCAAACTGGATAGAAATTGATGGTCCTGTTAGAAAAAGAGAATTAAATGAGGATGGTAAATACGGTTGGATCATTGAAAGCGAAGAAGACGCACAAGCAGTTAACTTTAATTCTTTAGATTTATCTATTAATCCTGGAGAAATAGTTGAGATAATGGTTAAATCTATTTCTGAAGCTGGTTTTCCTGCAAATCCAATATTAAGTGACTGGTCTGATATAGTTAAAGTTGAATTTCCTGACGGACAATACTCAACAGGATCTATGTCAAGCTTATTTTCTGAAAATGAATTAGACAATTTAAAAGTTTCACTAAAAGAAGATTTAGAAGCTGCTGGTTTATTTGATCACGTTGGAGATTCTTTTACAGTAAATGAAAAAACATACGCACACAACGCAAGTTCAATTGCATCTGGTTTTTTAAACAACGAACAAAACCCTATATCGGTTTATGATAAAGTGTTGGAACTGCAAAACGAGATTGCAACGTTAAGAGCTCAAATAGATGGAACAGTTGGAGAATTAATCATTCAATTAATAGATGAAGATGGTAATGTTACTCCAATATCTAATAATAGTACGGTTAAAGTTTTTGCTGGATATTATATTGATGAAATTCCTGCAACTAATGGAAAAGGATTTATAGTAACTAAGAACTTTAAAATAAACCTATCTAATACTAAAGCATCTAACTTAGAGTTAATTGCAAGAATATTAGGAGATGTTGAAAAACCGGCATATTCATCAACAGACACTCAAACATGGGGAGTTGCTAGTGGAGAAGTTGATTCTGTTGTCGCATCAAATGCATATTATACAACTGAAGGAAAATACGATTTAGTTCCAGTAGTTTATCAAAACTTAGAAAGTGCAGAAACAAACAATATTACTTGGTTTAATGATAGTCCAGGTCAATCTTCTCAATTAAGAGGTCAGTTTATTTACTCTAGATTCATGAATTTATCTAATGATAATGGATTATACTTAAACGCTGAAGGAGATATAGACGCTAACGATGTATCAGGATATGATAAGTATGAATATGGTATTAATACTGCATATAAGATTACAAATGTAACAGACTTAGGTTCTTATGGTTCTAAAGATTTCTCAAGCGCAGAAGCTGGAGTTTATGGATTTAGTAATTCTCAAATAGGAACAGATTTTATATGGGATGGCGCATATAATCAAGGTACTGCTCCACGATTAATAAACCCTGCTGAAGTTAGTAATGTAGATTATGATAACAATATTTTTATTCACATAGATCATCCTATAATACTTAACAATGTATCAGCTTTAGAAATTGCTTCTAACGGATTAATAGGAATGCCTAAGACAACTCCTAGAAGAGCTTCTGATTTATATGGTAAACAACAAACACCGCTTAGACTAACACCTAGTAAAAATAACGAAGGAAATACAGGTACTAGAACTTCATTGAAGAATTCTTTTGAACCTAACGATCAATATTTATTAGGAGGACATTCATGTGGATCTTTCTTATATCTTTCACCTTTAGGTAAAGACTCTTTAGTAGTTGATGCTAGTAATAAACGAGGTAAAAAGGTAATAGAAGGTAATAGTTCAAATTCAATAACGGTAGATCTTGTTTTTCAATACCGTATGACAGATTATAATGGAGCAGGAAACACAGGTACTGGTAGAATTGGAGGAATTGTTAGTAATTCATTCCAGAACTTAACGTATTCTAAAAAGATAGGTATAGATATTATAGACTCTAACAGTAATGATTTTCAATTTGATGTTGAAGTTTTCTCTAAATATAGAGCTACTGGTAAAAACATAAATTCTATAACTTCTTCAATGTTATCTAATTATAATAGTACAGGTAAGTATTCTCAAGTAGATAGAGCTATTGACTTTTCGCTTCCTAATATAACCGAGACTATATAACAAGTCTTAATTTCATAAAGGGACCTCTTATAATTATGATATATAATTTAACTAAAAAGAGGTCCCATAAATGGCGATAGATTTTAACATACAGAACAAAGAGGAAAATTCATCTTTTGCATTATTAAGAACAAACCCAAAATTAACTAGTAATTTAAAACTAGTAGTTGATTCAAAGGAACATATATTCCTAAGTTCTTTTAAAGCAAATAGAATTCTTTCTAAAGTAGAATATCAGAAGTTTGAGCTTTCAAGCGCTGGTACATACTCAAATGACGTGTCTCGTTTTTTCAAAGGAGTCCCTAATAATGATAGATTTCAAATACTTAGAAATCAGTCAGACACAACACCTTATTCAGAATTCTCTAATCAATATGAGAATCAATATAACTACGGAGCTAGTTTTAATTCTACTAAACTGTATGATGAGCAATACAAGTTATTTGCACCAGTATGGTTAGACCGAAGAATACCTAGCAAATTCGTAGTATACAGAGTATTGAATGTTGATTACAAAAATAAATACAAGGAAGATACTGAAGGACAGAATTCTAGAATTTTAGAGTTATTAGAGTATTCTACTATAGTTAAAACATTCGACCTTACTCCAAAAAGTAAAATAGGTAAATATCTGAATTCACATGTCTTTGATAAAGGAATGCCAGAATCTGCTATAGAATTTAACTTTTCAGAGGGCGGAGACGTAATATACAAAGGAATTGATAGTAACGCAGGAGGATTTGCTTTTAAACAAGATTCAATAGCTGAAGACTATATAAGAAAAGATAATTTAGAAATTACTGCAAATGAAATAATCACAAGTGGATTTGAAAGACATGGTCTTGTTTCGGCAAACCTAGTTAACATGGAATTTATGTTTGATGATGAATTCGCTGAAAACTATGAAATATACAGGTACTTTGGATTATACGTAGATGATATAGAAGAAGGAACTTTTGATGTAGATCATACAACTACAGGTGACATGGTAAGTATTAAGCCTGGAACTACTCACACGTCATATCCTGTTGGATCTGCGGGATTAACTCACGAGGATATGTTACCAAGTAAATCTGACCTAGAGTTTCCTATACTATCTTATGTTAATCTAGGAGGCAACCAATTTCTACACATTAATAACAATACACAGATGTCTGGTTTAAATATACCAGTATCTAATTATAATAATATCGCAGGATCTTTATCATCAACTGATTTTAGTATTGCATCTAATAAAATACAAGCACTTTCAACAAAAGTATCTAATAAGCCTTTTATTGAGATTGAAATAACTAAAAAACCTACAAATAACGATAGATTCTATATAGCGGATAAAACTGAAATAGAATTATCTAATTATAGTTTGTTTGATTTTACTGCGATTGCAGATGATTCGATCCAAGCTGGTAGTTTTATAGGAAACAAATTCTCAAGTGCAGGAACTTTAGACCAAATAACGATTGCAGTTAGTAGATTAATAGAATCTATAACTACATACAAAACAACGTCTAATGGTCTTTCAATAGTTATTGAAGATTACGCTAATGGAGCTAATAGAGAAAGAATGTCTTTTGGGATATACTCTCTTAACGTTAGTGACGGCTTTATAAATGTTAAAACAGGATCTAAAAATAAGATAGGACTTGTAGATGCAGATCTTGAAGCAGTAAGTCCACCACTTGTTATTCACTTTGGAACAAAATTTGATGATTGGAAACTATATACTGCAAAAGGAGGATCTAAAGTAGGTGCTGCATTCTTAGTATCTGACGAAGAATTAGGAGATGTTAAAGTCGGACAATATGTTAAACACATCAATTTAAGTAAATATTCTAAAATTATAGATATAGTTTCAGATTACATAAATGAAGGAACAAATAGAATTGTAATCGAAGATGTGTATAAAACAGCAAGCGACGGTACTATTCAATTATATAATAAATTTAAACCATCTTTTGGTAAGTTTTCAGCGTATAATCTAAGAG